TGCACCGTATACCATTTTATCAAATACTTCTTTTGCATTTAACTCCCCAACCACTTGTTTACTCTTTGGATTAATTAAGGGGTAATTAAGGTTAGCTTCTACAGCTTTCATAAAATTAGCGTCTACACCTACTGATATGTTGAAGTTATGTATTTCACCCTCTACTTTTTTGCAGTCAATAAACTCTAATATATCTGGATGGTAGACTGACATTACTGCCATGTTTGCTCCATCTCTCTTACCACCTTGAGTAATCATGGATGATACTCTAGATAGTGTCTGTAACACTTGTATTGGACCGCAAGCAATACCGTGAGTTGTCTTTATTTTATCGCCTCTTGGACGTAACTTACTTAGGGCAAAGCCCGTCCCACCACCAAACTTTTGTACCATAGCGATGTCGTGAGCTGCCTTCATAATGTCTTCCATACTATCCTCTAAAGGTAACACGAAACACGCAGACAACGTGCCCTGTTCTGTGCCAGCATTCATGAGTGTTGGAGAGTTAGGTATAAAAGTTAACTCTGTCATCATATCGTAAAATTCTTTCGTAGTTAGCTCTACATCTGCATCTGATTTACCATATAATTTTTCAGAAGATGCAATAGCTTTTGCTACTCTTTCTAATAATGTGTTTGCGTTTTCTTCAGGTTCACCTGATTCGTCTTTTAAATAATATCTCTTTGACGCTACTGTTTCTGCTTGTTGTGTTAACGTGACCAAAATGAACCTCCTATGGTTACTATGATTTTTTATAATTACAATAAAGGCACAAACCCCTAGCCGGTACCCATAATGAGGGACCACAGAAGTCCTCTGTACAATTTGGATTGGGTGCTTCTAAGTTTTTGCTATTATCATTATACACCTTTTTGTCGAAATCGATTAACTTTTCTGGCTTATTTTTATCTAAATTTGAATATTTTAATGAAGGATCTACATCATGTACAAAGTCTTGGAGATCACCTACAGCTTGCACGTTGTATATGCCTGTTTCATACGCTGCTTGTAATGCCATTGCTATTGAAAAGAAAGCGTCTCCATGACCCATTGGAGTCTCTGGAGCTTTTAATTCATTGTTAACTGATAGTATCTGTTGTCGTTGTCTAGTGTCTCTAATTAAAAATAAATTACCTGAATGCACATACTGTTCAAATATATGTGCCATATTGTTTTTAGACTTTAAACTAAATGATAAAGGATACCATGTTCTATCTAGTCCTCTATCTTCTAACTCCCCTCTAGTGTTATCTATGTAACCCTTTGTAAGCCCAAAGTTTCTTGCAGCTTCATTTAAGTATTCTATTTGTTCAGAGTAATCCCAACCATCTAACCAAGACTGATGTATTTGTTCTACACGTTCACCTTTTCTTCTAAATACAACTAAGTGAGACGGGTGTCTTTTTTTACCTACGTCAAATCCTGCAAACACATCTTCATCATCTGCAAAGTTATGCTGAACAGTTGTAGGTAAAGACCGCAAGTTCGCATCTTCACATTTCTCTATATCTTCAGAATCAAAATAAGCCTCTGTATTAAAATGCGGTTGTAATAAAAACTCTGATGCAAATGACTTAGGTTTAGCTTTTTGTTGTTCTAATAACCACTCTTCACTATATAACTCTGGCATCAATACTCTTCTACCCGGTTCAGGGTCTAGTGCTGGCATCTTTCTTGCTACAAATCTATCATCTTTTTCTAATACAGTAAGTAAATCTCCCGGCATCATTGGAGTACCCACTACTACAACAGGCACTCCTTGATTAGGTATGAACAAAGACTCTGTTAAAAAATGGTCCTCAATTTTGTTCATCTGTCCTAACGCTAAAGGACTCTCAGGGTCTTTTAATATATCATCAGCAATCAAAGCACCATTGACGTGCATACCTCTTTTGAAAGAAAATAGTCCTCCATGTAATATCTCAGCACTGCCACCATTACCTGTGTCATATCTAAAAGTAAAGTCTGCTTTAGGAGCTCGATTAGTCATCATATCTTTTAACAACGGATTACGATTTACCTCTTTATTTATTTCAGATATATGGTACTTAGCCATAGTGTCACTATAGGACAGATATAAAATATTAGCATTACCTTGTATTTTTAAACTTCTCCAAATGCTAAAAGCATGTCCAAGGATAGTTGATTTAAAGTGTGCTCTAGGTAAAATTGCTAAATAATTAAGACCATCCTCAATACACTTTTCGACTTCTTCAGTAAGTTTACCTACATGCCATGCTTGAAAATACTCTGGGTGTTCAAAACCCTGAGACCATATATCTCTAGTAAACTCCCAAAAACTACCTATAGCATACTTATTACTTTTTTCTAGTTTTTCTGCAAGTAATTCAAATGCTTTTTCATATGTTGTTAATTCATCACTCATTATCTTTTGATGCCATTAAGACTTTTAATTTAGCCGCTATTTTTTTAATTAATTCAGGATCATCTATTTCTTCTACTAAAATACCAACCACATCTTGAATAAACTGAACATTTATTAATCCCTCAGCAACTTGTCTCTCACCTTGTATTCCTATGTCTAAAGCTTTTACCGCATCAAAAGCTCTCTCAAAAACCAATGAATTTAATTCTACACCAGCTTTATCTCTTATACCTTTATATAATGCTTGATGCTCATCTTGCATTCTAGCGAGTTTATTTGATTCAGTTTCTTGCACTTTTTCCATAGCTTTAGCTTGCGTCTCTGCTTTTTTAGTTTTCCAATCGTCTTGTCTAACCCAAGCATATATAGTTTGTTCATTGACAACTACTCTATGCTCTGCAGAGATTTGTTGAGCTATCTCTTTAGCAGAATACTCATCTGCTAAATATAATTTAAAAGCTCTTTCTTTTACAGCTTTTGGAAACTTCTTAGGCATTACATGTATGCAGCATTGGACCATCCTGAATCTGCGTTCCCTGACTCAATGCTTCCTCCAAACGGGCTTCCATCTGATTGCAGTAATTTACTAAAGTCCATACCACCTTTATTTTTATTACCAGCAGCATTAAAACACTCTGGTACTTTATGTTTGATTCCACTCGTTGTTGATATTGTTTTAAATTTGATCCCTATCTCAGCTTTAGCACATACGCCTCTTATCATTGCATCTTTCGGACCTAAAGGTTTATACTCAGGATTTTCTAACAATGTAGCTATCTGTCTTTTAGCCCCTTCTGGCTGCCTATTGTGCATACACTGATAATAATCACACCAAACAACCTTAGCATATTTTGCCTTAAACTCTTCTGCAGTCATCCCTTTGGGTAACTTATCTTCTATCTTGTTATCTTTGGGTTCAGGTGTATCATAAAAATATGTTTTATTCTTTTGACCTGTAGTTTTTTTATACCCTCTAGGTGCTGCCATTTCTATTCTCCTTCACTGAGTACAATGCGATACACGCGGCATCAGCATAATCTTGTTCTGGGAAATTATCTCCCCACTTTTCTATTGCATATTTCAGTATATCATCTTTTGTAGATTTGCCGCTACCTAAGATTTGTTTTTTCCAAGTCCCATTATCAACTAATGTGGTTGGGATATCACTTAAACATAGTGTTGCCCAAACAGCCCCCACCACTTCTGATAAAGTACGCACCACATTTCTATTCTGTGCAAATATGGGTTCTTCAATTACAGCGTAATCTACAGTATCTATGTCGATCTCTTCTACTAAAATTCTAGCGAAGTTATCCATTAGCTCTGGAAATCTGTCTTTGAATGCTTTTTTAGTGTTGCATTCAGCTTTGTAGATGTTTATTAAGTTTACATCTTCATCTAGTTCAACAATATGAATTGCTTTACTAGACGTGTCTAGCCCTAAATATTTCATAGTTCTATTGTAAAGGTATGTCTTCCTTTATAATTTGTCTAGATGTTAACTTATTATACACTTTATCTTCTAGTGCATCTCTTTTAAATACAGCTATAGTCGCTCCTACACCAACTGCAAGTGCTCCTACTACTGGTAAACTCTTTGCTATTCCTTTTGCTATGTCTTTACTTGTCATGTATTTCTCCTTTTGTTTATTCTGATTCTAATACTTTCATACCTAATGCTATAATTCCACCTGTACATCCTGTGGCTATCTCTGTATATCCAAAATATACCCCCACCGCACTCAAAAGTCCTAGCACTATGATTGCTAGAAATATTTGTGGTCTTAGTTTTCCCATCATATAAGTATCCTCCTACTATTATTATACTAAGTTTTAGTCAATTCCTTTAGTCCTTAGTGCAACAATTCTAGAAACAGTATTCCAACACTGCGTATATAATCTCAATCTACCTTCTTCATAAGTTTTTGCAGCTTCCATTTCAGTCATTTTTTTAAATAGATCTGCTAATCCTTTGTTAGTATTCATAATAATACCGCGTGCTTCATCTCTTGTCGGTTTTTTACCGATAGCATCTTTCATCACTTGAGCAAACGCTACGTTGTAACCTTCTTCAAACTGTGCCTGCATTGCCCCTAATTTCATTTGATGGCTCGCTACAACCTGTTCTAGGATAGCTTTGTTACCACCATAGATCGCAAGATACGCTTCTAACTCTTTGTTACTAGCACTATTAACCTCACCAAAATCTAAAGTCTCATCAGCATTTTGATTTATTTCTACCCATGGAACAGGATGATCTTTACGTTCCTGCTTTGCAAAAGCAATTGCATCTTGATAACTCCATCGTTTTTCCATTATGTCCTCCTGTTTTTACATTTACAATACCACATTCCTGTACAATCTTCAGGCTCTATAGTCATTGTCATTATTTTTTTACATCTATCAAGTATATCTTCCCACACTTTTTTATCCCTGTCAACTTTAAATGCTTTTAAGTTTTGATCATTCTTATTTTCATACATAACCACACCGTAATCTCTATCAGTTAAGTTAAGATATATTTGGAGTTGTATAAAATGTTCATGTTTTGGGGCTTCTTTTAATTCTTTATAGTCTTCATCCTTAATTGTTTTAAGTTCTAGTAAGGCTTCTTTATACTTATCGTGTTTAATTATAAAGTCTATACGTCCAGATATAGGAGGGTCTTCACTTTTTATAGAAACTTCATCGTCTATATATAACTCTGCTTTCTCTAGATACTTTTTCATACGCCATTCAAATGTGCCGCCATGATCAAATATTCTTTGTATTCTAGGTTTTATAGTATCCCAGTCTAAAAGTCCGTTATATGCCATGTATAAATATTTATCACAAGGATTACCAAATAACGATGGATAAAACTTACCTTTTGATGGTGGGCTATTTTTTCTGCTTAAAACATTATCAATAGATTTTAGTAACCATCTATCTTGATTTTTAGTTCTTTTAACTTTCTTAGTCGTATTCAAATTATTTATAGCTTCAATGCCTGCCATATCTTTGCCTTTATATCTGTATAAGTCTTTTCTTTGATATGCACTATTTCAAATCCTGCTTCTTTTAAATAGTCATCTCGTAATGCATCTCTTTTTGCAAAGTGCCCAAACGGACCATCTGCTTCTATTATAACATTGATTTCAGTAATTATGAAGTCAGGTATATATTTACCTACAGGTGTTTGCCATGTGTATCTTAATCCTACTTCATCTAAGACTCTAGCTATCAGAGTCTCCTGTAAGGTATGACTCTTTCGTGGCATCTACAAGCTCCTCATATTTATCAGGGTTTTCTTTGAACCATGTAACTACTGCGTTCATACCCCTAAAATTTTGATCTTTATAATAATACATAGCACCGCTTTGTTCTACAATACCTTCTTCTAATGCAACTCTAATATACGTTTCTACCATATCTATACCACCATCAAACTTAAATGGTATGATTGCTTGTTCAAACTTTTCCCCACCAAACTTATCTTTTAACAGTCTAGCGTTTATCTCAAACCCCATCCTATCTGCCATGTTCTTTGAGTTACTCTTGCCGGGTTTAGTTAGCCAAGAACCTCTTGTAAAATGCATACAGCAATGTGTAAAGTATTTCTGACCTTCTCCACCGGGCATAGTGTCCATCATCTGAACATTACCCATAGTGCCTCTAGTCTGATTAATCGCGACTAAAGC